GCCACTGTTACGCCGTTGTAGCCAGCGATACCATCGAATTCAAACTTTGCAAAGCCGCGGATGCCATATTCGAATATCCAGAAGCTATGCTTTCCGTTTTCTTCAGGTCGAGCTCGGTATAGCCTTGGCTCAATCGGTAGAAGTTCGAAAGTGACTCGACATTGCCTTTAAAAGCTTCGATTCGGGCCTGTATAAACGCGATGTCTTTTTGCAAAGCGCCCTTATAGACCTCCAAATTTGCCTCGACGTTGGTTTTATACACGTCCAAGCCTAGTTTCTTTATCTCAGCTTCGGAAGTAAATTTCTGAAGAGCGACTTCGGCCGTTGTTTTATACGCGTCAATCTGGGCGCCGTACTGCGTTATCTTGGCCACGTTTGTCTTAGAATCCGCGTCGAGTATAGCTTTTTGCACGTCGACTTGAATCTCTATTGATTTCAGTTGCGCTTCGTATATGCTAAGCTTTGAAAGTTCCCCTTCCAGTTTAGCTTTATCCCCATCGATGGCCGCCCTATACGCCTCGAAAGCTGCTACCCTGGCCCTAACGTTGGTTTCAAACACTTGTGCTCTGACGGAGTATTCTTTGATCTTCAGTTCTTCAACTGAGGTTCGTTTTGCAATCGCGTCTACTATCGCCGCGTACCGCTGTACTTGCAGTTGCTGGAATTCAATCTGTGTTTTAGCAGCTTCCACTTGTTTTATCTCAACATCGGACCGTAGACGCAACGCTTCCAATTCAATCTTATATCCTTCCAAGCCCGATAGCGCGGCCTTCAGCTTAACCTCATATTGGTCGTTTAATACCTTCATCACTGATAGCGCGAACTCGTGCCTGGAGCGTTCATGCTCGAATAACGTGACCATTTTATCCGACAGCTCTTTAGACAAAGCTGTCGTTGCTTGGATCATGCCCAGGCCTGTTTGCGCGTATTGCACAGCCAAGCCGCGAACTTGTTGCATCTGCGCAGAAGCTAGATTAAGGATAAATTGAAAATGCTGTATTTCTGTTTTTCGGCGCTCAATATACACTTCCGTCGAGTGGCCCGCTAATGCTTTAGCCCCCTCTATTCGAGCTTTATTCAACGCTGACGTAACGGCGCCGGGCGGCACAATAAACCCTCTTTTGTGTGCTAAATCTAGCGTCGTCTTTTCGGAAGCCTTATATTCTTCCTCTACCCTTGCCCGTGCCCTAGAATACAGTGCCGCTTCAAATTGGGTAGGTAGAACTTCACCGTTCAAACCCGATAGTATTTTACTGTTAATGGCCTCCCGCTGTGCGTCGTATTCCGGTGCGTACTGCTGCACCCAAGCACTTACCAGATCATCTACGAAGGTTTTCATTTCTGGCAACGATTTGTCGTAGGCCGCCTGCATATATTGCGTGTAATCGGTAGGCGCGGGTATAGCTTCCGGGGCCGCTACCGGCTCGTAATCTGGTAACTGTAAAGTAGGAGGTGTATCTAAAGTAATCGGCGTTATCTGTGGTAACTGCACCTCTGTTAATACCGGCGCGGCAGTCGCAACCATGTCATTATATATGGCATCTACTTGCAAATCCGGAGGAGCCTCGTTCCAATCGGGTATGGTGCTGGAAGGTAGCGTCGCTGTAAACAATCCCGTCGTGTTTATCGCAGGTGCCGTAGGGAATGCCGGAGCTGAAACACTAGGGAGCTCGACTAAATTAGGAACTCCCGGCAAAGTACCTGCCGGCGGAGTATACGTCGGAAAGGGTGTAGTATCAACGTCCGCTTTTACGTACGCTGCTCCGAAGTCTGTAGGCTCTAATGCTAAATACGAATACCCTATGGTCCCTCGGCGGGCATCTATCTCCGCTATCGCCGCAGAAGCATCCGCCGCAAACTGATCAGCTCTGTTCACTGCGGTATTTACAAGTTGATCTACTGTTGCCATTATTTTACTCGCCTTTGTAATATTTCTGGTAGATATTCTACCCCTTGTAAATGCTCGATCCCTTCAATTTTAAAGGCCCAATATCTGCCCTTATTGCCCCTGCCCGGATGCGCTTTTCGCCCTTTAAACGTAGAACTCACACTTGGCTTGTTTATCCCGTCCACGATTGGGGTAACTTTATATTTATCGTCCCCATTGAGGTATACATACGGAACATTCTTAGACTGGAAAATACCGAAATCGGTTTCCGCAGTGATTATAAACCCGTTAACGATAGTGTTAATGTCAGTGCTACCACCTAGTAAGTACAATCCGTCTGCTTTAACTCCGTAAGAGGTACCCCCTATGGATATTATGTGTATAAAAGGGTAATTTGTATACCTTGATACCTGATTGTTTACAACGTTCATTACTAAAGCCTCTGTATTTACGGAAGCACTGGTGAATTGTATCGTTGGGTACGTCGCTATGCCTTGCCCAGTGACGGTAATCTTAGAAAGGCCTGAGGCGAACCCGCCCCCTAAAACCGTAATCGTCGTCGGCGCTAAGGTATATGAATCTAAAGAGGATCCAAAACCTCGTCCGGTTACTACGCCGATTTCGCTTGTTAAAACTGATGCCTGTACTAAAGAGCTAAAACCACGGCCGGTTACAACTGCTCCACCCAAGATAGTCGCGGCACTAGAAAAACCACGACCGTTTACCGCACCGTTTGTAGAAGCTGAAAAGCTAAATCCAAGTTGTGTAGCTAAGCCCCGCCCAGTAACGGTAAACTCGTTGTTCGCTAAAACGGTAATTACCGGAGCTTGTCTAAAACCGCCGCCTGTAACAACGGCACCCCCGAATATACTCGGGGCTGTAGAAAATCCTTGCCCGGTAATCGTGCTAGCTAACTCCGGAACTATCGTCAGGGTAGGAAACGTCGTAGAAAATCCCCTGCCACCGAGGGTTACTTGCGACTGGTTCAGTGCAGAGAAAAAGCCTCGCCCAAGTACGTTTGCTACTCCGGGGTTGAACAGCGCTACCTGCCCTCCTACCGATAGACTCCCGATTGAAGGGGTGTCCTCATAAGATTTAGCTAAGAGCGGAGTATCGCCGGTTACGGCTACACTCCCTTGCCCAGCGGTCTGTATAAAAGCCGCCATAGCGGGGACAAAACCGGTTACTGATACCCCCGCTATAAACGGTTGGGCGCTGAAAGCTGGTATTGTCGGTGTTAACCCGGTTAAAGATACGTTACGTATACTTGGAGTAAAGCTGGTTTGAATATCGTAAGTGTACACCCCGCCTTGTCCGGCTAGGGTTCCTGTCCTGTTGTACGCACCTACTACGAGGGTATCCGCGCTAGCATTAACCCTGGAAGAGGTACCGAATCCAGCTCCGGCAGCGGCATCTGAAGCTACTAATACACTCCCTCTTTGCGCCCAAGTAGAACCGTTCCAATCATAAATGTATACCCCTCCCTGGTCAGTGTTTGCTCCCTCCCAAGTAATAGCGCCTACTGCTAATACGTCACCGCCCGAGCTTAGGGATATGCCCGTGCCGAAGCCGTCTCCGGTAGCCGCATCAGACGCAGTTAGTACACTACCTCTTTGCACCCATGCGGAGCCATTCCAATCGTAAATGTATACACCGCCTTGGTCTGTATTCGTGCCTTCCCAAGTATATGCCCCCACGGCTAAAACAGTGCCGCTAGCGGATAGCGCGGTCGAAATACCGAAGTTATCCCCCGCAGCTGCGTCAGCCGCAGTTAATACACTACCCCTCTGTATCCAAGCAGAACCGTTCCAATCATAAATGTATACGCCGCCAGTAGACGAGCTGCGGCCCGCTGCGCCTACCGCTAAAATAGTGCCGGTGGAGTTAAAAGATAATCGGCAAAAGTTATCACTGGCCGCTGCATCAGACGCAGTTAATACACTGCCCCTCTGTACCCATGCGGAGCCATTCCAATCATAGATGTATACGCCGCCTTGGTTTACAGAGGCTCCCTCCCAAGCAAACGCCCCGACAGCTAAAATTATGCCGTTATCCGCCAGTGCTGTAGATACTCCGAAGCCGTCCCCCGCAGCTGCGTCAGCCGCAGTTAGTACACTACCTCTTTGTACCCAAGTAGACCCGCTGCGATCATAAATGTATACACTGCCTTGGTCGGTGTTTGGTCCCTCCCAATTAAACGCGCCTACGGATATTACATTTCCGTCCGCGCTTATAGCGGCGCCTGTACCAAACCCGTCCCCTGCAGCTGCATCGGACGCAGTTAGTACACTACCTCTTTGGACTGGATCTGCCATGTTTTAGGCCTTACGTAGTTTTAAACCAGCCGTTAGTTGGCATCACCACCTTAAAAGCGGAAGCAGTTGAAGATACTGTGGTAGAAGAGCTGGTAATATCTAAGTCTACATACCAAAGCAAGACGCTCGTAGTTGCGCTAAAAGTGTTCGCCGTTACCGGCTGTACACAGACTAGATATTTTGCAGTAATAGTGACCGCAGACCCAAAATCCGCTGCCGCGCTACTGTAGTACGTTACCCCCGGTGTGGTTGTATTATCCAGAAGTAGCGAAGTAGCGGCTATAGGGGCCCCGTTTCCCGCAGTAATTAGTCCCGATAAGCTGGCGGTGGTACCGTGAGAAGCTGCCGGGGTATAAGTATTTCCGCAAAGGCAAAACATTATGTTCCCGGCAGTGGCGTCGTCCCATTGCCGGTTAGCGGTTCCGAATATCGTTTTCTCTAACGAGTTATATTTTGTTACTGTTCCGACTGCCATGACTGGTACCTATTAAGAGATGTTCGTTACCGGAATATTGAAGGCCTGAATAACTCCGGTTTCACCTACCGCGTAAGTTACTTTAGACATCTGCGCGTCGCCCGAAGTAATGCCTACGGAAAAATCTATCCTGGGCAGCGTAGTTGAAACCGAACCTGCGTCGGCAGGATTGCCTACAAAGCGCCCCCAACCGATAGTTCCCGCGGTTGAGCACACAAATTGCCAAGCTTCGGCTGAAGCCTTATCAAGTGATGCAGCGCCGTTCGTGCCGTCTACTACGGTTCCGAAGTTCAAGCCATTAGTCGGCGTTCCCGCCGTCCAAGCGCCTCCAGATAGCGTGGCTCGCCCAATAAACGTACCTGTGGCCGCGGCATCCGGACTTGTCGGTTGCGCCCCCGTATAAAAGTTAATAACCCCCGCAGCTAAATCGGCTTTGACAACCGAGTTGAGGAAATCGTGGAATATTTTGGTACTATATCTGAACATGGCTATGCCTTTGATTATGTTGTGGTTTTAAAACTAAATTACTTATTCTATCCATGATTACTAAACTCTCCGTGCATCCCCGCTCGTGCCGCCTTAGCCGCGGATTCTGCTTCGTCTAAGGTATTATAGCACCCAATATGTTTAGCTTTCTTATCTGCGCGTATAAGAACTCTATATTTCCCTGAAGATTCTATTTTCCGAACGCACTTAACTCCCGTATTGTTATCTTTCCTGCGTTTAGCGTTAAATCCATTCTGTGATCCGGTAGCTTCTCTTAAATTAACCCATTTATTATTTTTTCTATCCCCGTCAATGTGGTCGATCTGTTTTTCTGGCCATTTTCCCACCGTAAATAGGTATGCTACTCTGTGTGCTAAAAGATGCTTTTTTCTGTAACCTAATGATATATACCCTTGAGTATTTACATAGCCTGCTTGCGCTCCCGCTTTTTCCCCTCCTTCTGAAAAATTCCTTGTAAAAGCACCAGTTTTAAGGTCGTAAGTATAAGCTTGTTCGAGCATGGCTTTAGTTATCTCACCCTTTTCAGGAAAAAACTTTAACATTTCTATCTCTTTGAGGTTTCTGTAACTGGAATCTGCTCCATCCCCGTTCGTGTGAATTACTTTTTTAACGACTTTTCCGGTTACATAAAACATTGCAAGCCTGTCTTCTGGATAAATGACCTTATCGATAGAAATCCGCCTATATCCTCTAGGATCTACCGTACCCGCTCTAACAATCTTTTTTGTACGGTGATCTACCCTAGTAAAAAACCCAGTATCTGGATCGTAGGTTAACACTTCCTTTAACCGTTCTTGTGTAAGTATACCTTTTAGTTTTTCCATTAATCTCCCCAGAAATTAAAGTTAAAATTTGTTAAACGCCGGCCCGCCGGCATCGTGCAGCGCTACATACCGCTGTATTCCGTTATTATATACCATTGCCGTCGAACAACTAGTCCCCATTGGTAAGGAAACTTTCGTTTCCGTAAGAGGGGTAAACGGGAAGGCGCTACAAATGCCCCGTGAGGTGTGTATTAAAAGATAGTCGTTAGGGTGCTCCGTGCTGGGCCTGCCCTGTATTTTAACTACCGGGCGGCCCGGAACAACACCGTAGTTAGCTAGTTTTTCCAGACCAGTTTCCTCGGTATACGAATATATTTCTCCCGTCGTCGCGATTAAAAGTCCAGCGGGAACCGCTTTCATTACTTCTACTTTACCAGGGATGACCAGGAAATCAGTATCGTAATTAAAAAGATGGTAGTGAAAAGGCTTACTAAACCCTACTATTGAGTAATCGAAATGTTTAGTGCTTACAAATAATTTAGACTCGAATATCTCTACCTTATCGGCCCCTTCCGGAATTGGCGCTGAATTTATTTGGGGCGGTGCAATCTGGTTACCATGTTTCACGTCGTAAAACACTTCGCCACCAGCTTCAGTCATGTACACATTCGTTGTGTATCCTGGTAATTCGTCCGGTGTTATTATGATTTCACTTGGGGTAGTCGTCTCAAAAGTTTCTACGCGGGAAGCGCCGCCTTCTAATCCCGAGGCATTAGAGTATGTGTAGATAACACTATAAATCCCAGCTTCACTGCCAGATGGGGAAGGATTTATGGTGATACTAGGCCCGCCGCTTGGCGTTGGCACCTTTAGGTTACTAACCGTTTCTTCGAAAATCGATAGCCCGTCGTTCGTGAACAGAGTTCTTGAAAAATCACAAAACTCGGTAGCCGCCGTCTGCGCGAGATTAGTCAGGCTCAGATCAACTTCTACCCGGTATAAAGTTCCCTCGGATACGATATACGATACCCTATCAAGGGTAGTGTACGCAGCCTCTATCGGTACAGACAAAGCTAATTGGTACCCTCCCCTCCGGAGTATCCCACCAGAATTGTTCACGTCGACGTTTACTGCATCCTGAAGCGCATTACTAGAAATATCCCTAGGAGATACGGTATTCTCTATGCCTTTAAACGCTTTAACTTTCATCTACGCCTCGTATACTTGGCAGTGCAGATTTTCACCGTCAGTTACTAGTGTTACGGCTCCGGTATTACCTTCTCCGTTAACTGAGAACAGATGTGCCCCATTCTCTCTCAGGACTACGATGTTCTTACCCGGATTCTCATCGACTGCTCTGTCAACTGCCCATTGCAAAAACCAACCGGGGTTCAAGGGGTCAAAATTTTCAGGCTCACTACTCAAGGGGCTTCTCCTTAAAATGGTGGGTTTTTAATACTTTTTCTCCGTTTTTAACACGTACCCAAGATATATAGGCGAACCCTTCCTTTTCGGCCACTTCAAGGCATTTTCTAAATACCGCCTTATTTACTTTAGAGTCTAATCCGTTCAAAAAGCACCCCCCCAAGCCGTCCGGTTCTAGTACTGTGTGTGCAGAATATGGCGGGTACTTAGTTAAATCTACCCCATCCTCGTACAAACGGAGATGCAAAGACCCTTCGGTCAGCCGTATAGGATATACTTGCATCTAGCGTTCCGCTACTTTAAACAATAAAGTTACATCATCTTCTTCCCCATTATTTTTTACGTAGTGGTTAGTTAGCGTAAACGAAAGAACTCCGGCTGGCACAGCGTCTACTCGTACTTGCGTAGTACTGGCCGTAAAAGCCTGCTGAGAGATTGTTACGGAGTCAGATGCCGCCCAAGCAGACCCGGAAATAGATTCCGTTAAGGGCATTAAATTATAGGCTACCGCTTCCCAAATAATTCCGTTATCCTCTATGGTATCGCCAACTAAAGTCGGCCATGCGGGCTCCGTAGCCCCGGATAAACCTGGATTAGTAGCCTTAAAGTATATACCCTTAAAAACCGTGGGGATAACCACATCGTAGGTGGAAGTATTCCAGACATAATATAGCGTTCCCGAAGTCCATGCGGCGGGTTTAAACCGTAAACCGACTAGCTTTTTGCTGTCTTTGTCGTGATATCCGGCTATTTTAAACGGGCCCTTCGCCGTTGCTGAATATATCATTTAGGAACCCTTGTGTATTAGCTATTAGTATAATTATAACAGAATGTCAAATATTTTCACAAATAACTATTTACCGTTTGCTAGAATCGTATTGCGGGAATACTCTACCAAAACCGTATTGCTTTTATGCTCTACGATAAACCAGTCTACGGATTCCGCGCCAGATTCTGTTATGACAGAGCCCGCAAATACCGTTACCGAAGAGCCGTTAACTACTACCGAAATTGCCGATAAAAGATCACCGGATAACGTTTGTACAGACGCCCCTTGTAATACTTTTGATAGCGATGCACTGAGCGTTTCTGAAAAGGCGCTGCTGACGGATCCGGATGCTGAGGCCGCTAATACCGCAGAGATTGCCGCTTGCAGCCCTATTAACGATGCTCCGGTCAAGGCAACGGTAACATCCGAGGATACTACCGATACATTTCCCTGGAATAAGCTTATCCCTATTCCCTGTGGAAGTAGGGTGGTACTTGTGCTTACTACCCCTGACTGTGTTCCGCTCTCCGCTCCCGCCAAAATAACGGATATAACAGAAGCTAAGCTACCACTTATCGTTGGTACACTTTCTCCCGTTATGGAAACTACGGAAGAACTAGCGGGGGTTACTGATCCTTGCTGCGACGTTATTTGAAGGCCCGTTAACTGTGTAACTGCACCTGTAGACGCCGTTACTGAACCCGCCTGCATAGTAGATAACGCGCCCAGTAAAAAAGCTGCTGTAGCGCTATCCGCTGGAGTTTGTAGAACTTGTGTAGGGGTCCCGAGGAGGTCGGAGAACACCCCATAGTTTACGCTATCGAGTGCCGGTGTTACCGAACTACCCGCAAGTGGCGTTGAAGTCTGCGGCTGTAGCGCTGAAGTCTGTAAAATTTGTACCGACTCACCGGATACAGTTGAAAACGCCCCGTAACCCAAGTTTCCGAACAATGGTGCTGCAGCATTTCCAGCTATACTTCCTAGAGTCTGTGGCTGTAACACTTCACTAACGATTGCCGCAGAGGCACTTGTAAGCGCTGCCGTAGCCCCCGTAGAAACCGAAATATTTCCATTAGAAAGAGTGCTCGATACCCCTAGTAAAGAGACTACTGTACTGGCTAAAGTAGTTTCCGCCGCGGACAATACCCCCGTACCTGTCAGAGACGCTGTTACTCCACCCCCACCCAGCGGCAAAAAATAAACCGGAAACCGTGATGGTGCTGAGTATACTTGCCAGGGATTCGAATATAATGACCGTATCTGATTGGCATCAAATGCTTCATCAAACGTATAAATATAATCTATATCGCATAAAGCAAAATATGCACCGCTAAATTCTAATCGTCCTATATATAATGGTTGTACTGTAGGTGACTGAGAACATGATACTGATGAAAATAAAGCTCCGTTAACATATGCCGTTGCTGTGCCGACAGCTTTATCTAAAACAATTGCGATAGTTGTTGTTTGTGATGCTGATAAATCAACGTTTCCTATAGGTACGTATGGCCATACTTCTATGCTAAACGTTGATCCGGACGACCATTGAACATCATAACCATTATTTACAGAGTATCCACCAGATGAGAAAAGCCCACCGTTTGTAGGTGCGTCTGAAAAATTTCTAACCTGAATAACAAACGTGTGTTTATTGCCGATATTGTTATTCTGTACAAAATAGCCTCTAGTAACGCTGTTATTTACAAGACGAGCGCTTGAAACAACAGTTTTAATGTCGTTGAAATAATCTACATTAGTTGTTAACTGTGCCCCATTAAACGCAAATGTTAAATTTTTAGTTAACGGATTAGATGCGTTTATCTTAACATAACTAAATGGCTGTGATAATGCCGCTGTCATGATTATGCAATACTATTTGCTACTGATATGTCAGACTCAACTGTAACGCTCTGGCCTGTGTTACCAGTAAATTCAATTTCCAGCGACATTACTTCGATTCCGAATACATAACTGCCTTCGGTGACTGCATTATTTGTAGAACTACCAGATAATGAGTATACAGTTTTCCAGTTAGCTCCAGCGCTTGCAGCCGTTGGAGCTGTACCATTATGGGCAACTAAAACGTTAGCAATACATGGCACTGTTGGGCCTGTTGCGCCATTGGTCATTTTAAACGTCAATATCCCACCTAAATGAGTACCCAAACTAACTGTTCCACGCGTTGTTGATCCTGCTGTATTAGCAACCGACGCAACTACAGATGATCCCGTTTTAGTTGCTGATGCCATTAGATTTTCCTCGTGCCGTCATCATTGAACATAACTGAACTAATCTCAGTTTGAGATATAGCGCCATCAAATACAAGATGCCCAGGTGAAGCTATAGTACCTACTCCTGTTGCAAAAATCTTTTCACCATTGGTCGCCAATCTTTGGATAGCTAACTGTATACCATTTAACCATCCACCAGATTTATTTGCTCCATTAACACCGGACGGAATTTGTGAGCATGCATCTTGTAGCCCTGCAACAATATTAGGTTTACCCGTTGCTATCTGGCCGCCGAATCCAGCAGCCGCTAAAATATTTTGGAAATTGAATTGTTTGCCTTGACAAGCTAGTAACATGTTTTGCTGATTGATCGCACCTATTAAATTATTGACGGCAGCCACAACATCAATTGCATTAGTTGGCACCACCGCTGGATTTGCGGGAGTAAAATTGGCAAAAATAGTTGCGTTCTGTATGTCGCTTATAGGCGTTGTTGATTTGTTTACGACAAACGTAGAATCTTGCTTGTAGTACGATGTAATTGAATTAACATCACCAGCCGCTAAAAATGTAGCAAGTGCTGGATTAGTTGCAATATCGTTTTGTAGTGTTTGGAGTTGTTCAGGATTTAATGACATTTTTTGTCCTCCGGTTGTATCAATGTTGAAAGTTGATATTAGTTAAACGTTACTGTTAAGCTAAACGTATCAACCCAGTCGTAGCGTCATTGGTTGGCATGGTCAAAGTAAAATTACCCGCAGTTACTGTTTGCGATCCAAAGGTGAATACTCCTACCGCATTTTTGCCGGCGGCGGTATCGTTGTACAGAAGAAGCGCATCGAAGGCTGTAGATAAGGTAACTGTGGTCCAAGATAAAGAAGCACTCGGAGTCCAGAAGGCTGTAGTCCCAGTAGACGTGGGAACCGTAGCATTCGTAACGGCAGTACCCCCCGCGGTGTACCCGGTACCGGATACTTCTGATGTAGCGGAGTAGGCTGTGGTAGCCGCACCCAAAGACCCGGACGCCAAATATAGGGCGCCTTTAAAAGAATCCTTGGTCGTCGCGCCTCGTACTACCGTGGTTCCAAAAGCATGCAGGCCGTTTAAAAGGTCTACTTTGAAGGAGGTTGCTAAAGCTTGCGTGTTGGCCATGAGGTTTATTCCTGTAAAATTTTCAAGTTAATGGGTTTTGTACCCCGAAAAACTCCAGGGGCTTTTTACTGTATACGTGAGCGTTTGATTTAACCAGCTCATCTCCGAGGAAGTATTGTTCGCTAAACGACAGATAATCCTCATGGTCGATCCAAGCGGTCTTGTATTCCAAATCCGCTACTGGCAAATTCCCTTTCGTTGTCCAAATTAAAGGTGTTTCAGTATTCATAAAGTCTCCAGGTTTGTTTAAGCCCCTAGTATATCAAACTATCCGAATTCACCCTAAATATCAACGCCCAATTCTTGAATTTTGAATAACTTTAAGCTACTCGATTCTCGAACTCTTTTTTTTTAAGACTTCTACATTATCCCGTATCGCGTTTAAGCTAGATTCGGTAATCATCATCTTCTCTAACTCGAAAAGTTTTTGTGAATGCTCTTTTACTTCGGAATCTAAATTAGTTATCTTGTCAAAGGCCTTTTCAAGGGCGACGTATTTCCAAAAAGCCCCTATGCTGAGTGCCACGGCAGAAGCCGCGAAAGTAGATACTAGCCAAGAGATTATCGTGTTGCGTCCGGATACTTTGGCCCGCTCTATATTTTCTTTGTTTACCCGGTCCGTATAAATGTTCTCGTGTTCGTTCATACGTTGTTCGTGCTGCTTCAGGATATCCGTTATCGACTGCCTATCCCGTCGGGCTTGCTCTTCTTGATTCTTCGCTTGCTCATTCTGGATATGCAACGTGCGGGTAATCTCTCGAAGTTCTTCGTACATGCGAAGGAAAAGGTTGACTGCGCCCTTATCTTCTTCAGAGGTCGCCGCACGGTATAAGCTGTCTATGTCCGCACGCAAGCTGTCAGTACTCCGCCGGTTATTCGGCGGATCTAAGCTACTATTTTCTGTCATTTAGATATCCCTTCTACCTTGTCCGCGTACGTATTTATCGCTTCGATGTCCGCTTCGTATTTATCGTAGCACTCTTCACGGTCTACAACTACTTTATCAGCGGCGTTGAATTTCCGTAAAAGAAAATCTGTAAGTCCCGCTGAAAGTTCGGGATGTTCTTCTTGTCCCGCAGTTTCAGGAACGCTGGCTTGGTTAGGCGTATCGGTTTGGCAGCTACGACGTTGCAGTCTGCCTGGGTCGCGCAGGCCGCGAGTTGCAACAGTATTGCGGAGAGAAGACTCCAGGCCATCAATTTTTTTAAGGCTTTCACGTCTCGTTACCTCGACTTGTTGAGAAGACAGCGCTAAGGCGTCTTTTAAAAGAGCATTTTCTGCTTCCAGTTTACTTTTCAGGATTGAAGCTTCGCGAACTTGCTCCGCCTGTTCAGCTAGCCAAGTATTGTTTACATACTTGTAGGTAACGTGTACCGTAGCCCCCGTATACGCTAAAAGTATAGCTATCTCGATGGCTAATTTATATTGCGGGGGTATTAATAATCCAAGGAAGCTCATATCATCACGTAATAGATTAAGTAGTATATTAGATACAATATAAATACACTCATGTCAAACTTCTCCGGTAATATTTACCCCTTGGGCCCTGAAGGGGACTTCTAAAAGCCAATTGCCTTCCGCTATCCTGGCAAGCATGCAATCCATCCGGTATACCGTTGTATGTAAAACTGGGTTTTCCGCTGTCGCTAACCATGCCCTTCTAGCTTTTACATAGGCTTTAATCCAGTCTTTTTCAGGCCCGCCATCCGCGGGAACCTTTTCCGGGAATTTCTTGCGTAAAAAATCCAGAATTTTTCCACTGTGTATGAACGAATCGTAGATCACCAGGGCCGATAGTGGCAATGTAAAGCCGTTTTTAGCCCCCCAATTGATAGCGGGAATATAGTAATTTTTATCGAAAAACGTATCCTGCGCCTGCTGCATAACAATATCGGTAGCGCCGGCCAATTTCAGCTTGTTTTTAAAATTTATATCCGCGCTTAACGGCACGATTCCTAGATTCGGAAGATAGGGCTTAAAATCCTCTGAAAATTTGCCGCCTAATTCGATATACAACAGCAGCAGCTTCTTTAAACTGCCGTATTCCGTAGTCTGTGAGCGCCCGAAAGTTATCTGCGGTTTTTTATCAGGCCCGTCTTTAAGAACCACTAGTGCATCGTATCGCCCGTGCGCACTTCCGGTTTCAAAAGCGTTTATGGTCTGTTCTATGACGCGTTTTTGCTTGGTCGAGATTTTCATTAGTCCACCGAGAAGTAGCGTATATCGTCGTATACAAGAGGTATCCTGGGATCTTCTTCCTCTATCAGACGCTGGATAACTATCTCCGCATCTTCCTGAGTTAAGACGTTTACCGGAATGAGTTGGTTTTGTGCGTGTTGCTCTTGTAGCATAAATCTGACAGCGATCATTTTATTCTCCTGTTACTAACTCGATATCGGTTTCTGTAAATACTATGTCGTCCCAATTATCCGGCAGCTCCGGGACGTCGGCTTCAACCATTATCGATACGAGCTTCCTGGCCACCGTCTCTGTATCGGCATCGACGTAGATCACCCCTTTGTAAGAGGGGTGGCCTAGAAATAGGAATTGAACTTTCCACCGCCTCACCTTACTTCTTCCAGGGGCTCTGGCGCATCTGGTGCTTTATTGTACTTATTGTCGAACCCGTACCCCGCGCCGAAAATAAGACCAATTTCAAGAAATCCTGGGTACCAGCTTTCTGTGTGTAACGCCGCTGTTCCAAAACATGTGGCAACCATGGCGCTAGCAGCCTTCATTGTAGCCTTTTGCTCTTTGAAAAGGTACTCATATAAAGAGCAAGAGGTTGTCATGTGATCAAACCTTTTCTCCTTGTAATGGTACAGCATGCCTGCAAAAGCGATCAGTAAAAATTCCAAAAATATCACAAATTGAATCATAGTCGTTTTTTCCTTGGTTTACAGTTGAAAACCGTGCGTTTCGGCGTTGAGTTTTTAGGAGTACAGTATAGCTTTTTCCCTATTTGGGTATTTTCTACCCGGTCTTTAGCCAATGAATCAAGTATAGTTTGATACTGCATGTTGTCAACCACATCCAAACCGCCGTTAAATAAGCTACAGACATGGTCCACTACATATCCTTTTCTGCCATGGGGGTACCCGTTAAGCTTATCAAACCTATGCTTAACCGCGGTGCTCCGGCAGGCTGCTTGCGTGTCTATTGGACTTTGTAAGATCGCAAAAAACAAAAGTATAAGTGCGCTATTCCTGATCATACGCGCCGCTCAAGAGATTAAATTTAAATCGCTCTACCAATAAAAGTATCTGCGCTGGGTCGCACGTATGCGAAGCTATCCAGTCATCCCCGTTATGGCACCGGCCTATTACAACAACTTGCTGAAGCTCGCCCATTGCGCCGGCCAAAACGTCATCCGGATCAATATCTAGCCGGGTTCCGCCGGGAAATTTTATTACGCTATCCTTCACGGTTAGCACACCGTAATTTCGTAAGGGACGTCAGTCTGTCGTTCCCTAATAACTACCGCCGGCAACCTGGGGCCAAACCGTTCTTCGAACATCGCGAATTCTTTTACTGATTTTTTCTCGTTGAAGGTATCCGTATCCCGCTTTAAATACGCCAATGCCGTGATTCCGTAGATTAAATCTGGGTGCCAGATTTCATCTATCTCGGGAACGTCTCCGTCGGATTCCAAAAGAACAGGTAACCGTCGTACATCTAGGTACGCAGTATCTGCTTTATCCGGAGTGCCCATGAAAGTGATGGTCCGAACAAAAATACCAGAATCGTCGCCAGTTCCGGCTTGCGTTTGGTCCAGTGCATAAGCAAAAGGAGTTCCCGTAAAGTCCATTCGGGTAGAGTAGTACTGCTGTTGCTGCCGAAAACTGACTTCTTTAAGAAGATTGCTTGGTTGGGACGCTAAATAGACCGATTTAACGGCTAAAAAACCGCTAGGAAGTGCGTATTTTGACTTCCACGTCAGGTCTACGTTTTGTGTGAAAACTACTGGGATATCGTCTTGGACGACCAAATTGGCGCGTATGCAAGCATCCCGGAGGGTATCATTCGTGTAGTCGAGGATTTCTTCATCCGACCACAAGTATTCAGGGTTTTTATCGTCTAGCCGAGATCTAACTCTGCGGCGTATGTCTGCGAGTGTTAGCACGGAGGCCCCTGTAAGATCTGGAAAAGAACCCGGAAGCCAGTGACCTGGAACCGGGCCGTGTTATTCTTAGATGTTGTCTAAATCGGGTAGTGCAGCGTCTTCTGGCGCAACTTCTGGGACCGCTTTGGCCTTAGCCGCTTTTTTAGGCGCTTCTGGAGCAGGTTCCTCTGCCGGAGCTTCTTGTACGGCCAGTACGAAATTACCGTGCTCGTCAGTTGTTACTTCATCGCCGTTGGTGTTAAACATGAACCCGTCTTGGTAAAAGAACGGTTCCATAGGGCCTACCAAGCCCATCGCCGATTTATACGGCTTTTCTCTGTTAAACACTGCCATGTTAATTCCCCAGTCTGTTTTTCGATGCTACTTTTGTCATGTAGCGAGTTTCTTCCGTTTCGTAACGCTGCCCGTTCCCGTAGTCCGTACTCATTGAGGTATCGTACCACAAGGAGGAGCCCGTAGGGCCTGAAGCGTTACCTTCGCAAATATATCCGGTCTGTAAAGGGTCGTCAGAAGGCATCACAGTATCTTCGCCCTCAAACGAACCGATGATCGCTTTTACCGTGATGCTTTTCATACTTTAGTACCGGAACTTGAAGTTCTTGCCGTTGTTAGAACCGGCATCTTCATCCATACATTCTTGACGGAACGTACTGTTGCTGGTTTGTTGCTGGTTTTGAACGGCGCCACGAGTAAGGTTTTCAACCATACCCAAGCCAGATTCAACACCGGCTTTTAAACCAGATTTTGGAAAGCTGCGCGTATCGCGCATATCGTTTTCTTTATCGGCATCAAAATCATGCACGTTGTCTCTTCCTGCGTAACTGCCCATAGCAATCTCCGAGTTTATGTGTTTGGTTTTGCGAAGCTGGTTAAAGCTTCGCGCTTACGACTATTTTAGAACCAAGCCAGGGTTACGTCAACTACTGCTGCTCCAGCTGGTGTGCCAACAGGTGCTGTGTAGGTGATGCTAACCGGGCCAAGCGCTTCGATTGCCGCTGGATACGGTGCTGAAACAGCGGCTGGATTAGCCGTACCGGTCAGATCTAAAGTACCAACGATTGGGTTTGACCCTTTGCGGAACTGCGATCCGAAGCCTAGTGCTGTACCAGCTTGTGCTGGAGAAGCCGCGGTGCCGAAGGTTAAAACACCTGCAGCTGACGGGTTGCTTGGTACACCGACTGCGATGTTCGCTGGTGTAGTGGTACCAACGAAGTTGGTAGTTACTGAAGCGTTGATATCGATCACGCGGCACTGAGTAGCACCAGGAGGTACCGCTATTGTCCACGCGGTAGTAGTGGTGGCTACCGAGCGAGTGTAAGTTTGAAATCTTGGGTTTGAATATGCCATTGCGTTTGTCCTCAATCGTTAAAAAATTACTAGCTTTCTTTGGTTTGTGTAGATTCCTCTACCTTTATACCGGTTTTGTTTCTACGGTACCTTTTCTGAGATTCGCTCATTTTAGCACGAGTTTCTTCTGTAATAGCACCTTTCTTACCTTTGTTCCACGGAATTCTGCCTTTATGGAACTCACTGACCTGTTTTTTCTGCGCTTCTGACATAATATACGAGCCATTTGCTTTTCGTACAGCGACTACCTTCGCAGCTATCAATTTATCCGTCCCGTTAGCCCTACGTTCCTCCCATGTTTTCTTCCTCGCGGCGGCCATATTCGCTTTTGCTTCGTCCGAAAATTTCCGTGGCGCCGCTGTTAATCTAGCTTGCCGTATATTTTCGATTTCCATTTCTGACTTCTTTCGGCCTTTGTGTATTTTAGAGATCTTTTCAGCCGCTATTAGTCTAGCTACTTCAAAATCTTCTTCCTGGTCTTTTACTGCACCCTTACTTGATACATTGAAAGCTAAATTAGCTCTGGCTAACCTAGCATCATCTGGATGCATCCTAGATAATAATACGTGGGCCTTATGGTGCTCTTTTATCCGTAAGAGAACTAAATTTTCTTTGTCATCCGTTCCGCCCATACATTTAGGCAAAATATGATGCTGCTCGTATTTAAAAGGTTCCCAACGTAATCGTCTTTCTTTAGCTAAAGTTATTAGTTTATTGTATTCTTCTTGCGCATCTTCTATTTCTTCAGTAGTCATGGTGTATACTCTAGTGATTCACGGATCCTAAAGTATACACTTTTTTAGAAAATGGTCAATTTACGCGGCGCTGTCCCACTTGACAACTCGGCTGTCGGCGGCGTTCGGATGGCTTAAACCAAAGCCTTCCAAAGCGTACCATGCGATACCGCGGCCACGGCCGAAGTCATCAGGGATCTTACCACGAATTTCTTCTGGGATAGCGATACCTTCTGCAACGGTGTCTGCGCCCATGAAGAAGATCCAATCGGATTTCGCGTTGTTCCACACGTCGGCAGTGCCTGTTTGTGGGTCGAAAGTCGTGGAATCCGCTGCACCGCCGGCTGGGATATGTGTTTGTTCAATGAATCGAACACCGCGGTATCTGCCGATTTCACCGTTTTTGATCTGCGCCAAGCCGGTTTCAGTATAAGTTTGGATACCTTCCAAATCAGACTTTAACTGGACGTACGTAGATGGGCGGGCAACGGCTAAATAATCCCCTGCTTCATAGGCCGGGATGCCGCGCTCTTTCATCATGGTAGCAATTGGCTCTACATGACCTTTGCCAAAAGCAACGTTGTTGGTGATTGTCGAGGTGCCATTGGTATCCAAAGCACCTATTGCAGTTGCGCTGGTTCCAGCATTCGGGCCAACTCTCAAAGGAGTTTGGTTGAACTGGGCCCAAGCCGCAATGTCGAAGGTTTCCGCAACGTCGATTTTCAACAGTTTGCGGATGATTTCTTTGATTGGTTGCTCTGACAAGTCATCCAATTTACCTGAGTACGGAACCGATTGGCCGTATTCAGTCATGGTGCCTGAATATTGTGCGATTTTGAAGCCTGATTCAGGCATTCTTTCGGTTTCGTCCAACGCGCGGCCTTTGGTAGATAGCTTGTTGTATACGTTCCAATACCATTTTTCGCCGCGGGATTTACCCACTAACGGCTTACCGTCAGCATCGTTTTCCCTTACATCGCACAATTGGCGCCATTTAACCACTGGCAAATTCTGTAAACGGAGATACTCCGACAGATTGGGTGCCCACATGTATCCGCCTTCATCGGCTACTGACCAGATTTGACCGCTCATATTTTTCTACCTACTTGTTTCGTGGAAGAATT